AGGGATCGTTTTCCTTGTCGCCTCGGTCGGGTGATTCCGTTTGGGCGATGAAGAGACACTAACCCCGCCAGCTTCTTTCGTCAATGTTTTTTTCGCTCGCCTTGTCGTTTTTTATTCTTGCGTGTTAGCTTGTGCGTCGCGTATGCTTTGCCGTATGCTGACCACCGAAGAGATTCGCAAGCTGCTGGCAGACCGACGGCTCGACATCGTGGCGAAGGCGACCGGCATTTCGCCGCTCACCGTTGCGCGTATCCGAGACGGCAAGGGCGACCCGAAGGCATCGACCCTTGAGGCGCTTTCGAACTACCTCGAGGCCCGCAAGTGACCCCGCTCGAAGCAGCGCTCGTCTACGCCTCGTGGGGCTGGCCAGTCCTCCCCATCGTGCCGAACGGGAAGCTCCCGGCGACGCAGCACGGCGTGAACGACGCGACGACGGACGAGGCGACGATTCGCCGATGGTTCGAAGGGCACGACGACCGGAACGTGGGCATCGCCTGCGGCGCGGCCTCTGGGCTCGTCGTCTTCGACATCGACCCGCGCAACGGCGGCGATGATAGCTGGAGCGCGTGGACGGACGAGCGGGGCGCGCAGCCTGACGGCGCCGTGCAGCTCACGGCGGGCGGAGGTCAACACTACCTCGCCGCGTACGTCGATGGCGTGAAGAGCTGCAAGCTGCGCGACGGCATCGACCTTCTCTCCGATGGCCGTTACTTCGTCGCCTTTCCGAGCCGCATCGAGGGGCGCGAGTACCGGTGGGAGCTCAGCTCGGACCCGTTCGAGGGCGTGGCCCCGATGGGCATCCCCGACCGATGGCTCGAAGGCATCGAAGCGAAGCGGCGCCAGCCGGTGGCGTTGACGGGAGACGGCTCGCTCATCACGGGCAACCGAAACAACGGCCTCCACAGGCTCGCGGGGCTTATGCGCCGCTACGGCATGGGAGAGCCCGAGATCCTCGCCGCGCTCAGCGTCACGAACGAGACGCGCTGCGACGTGCCGCTCCCGGCCTCGGAGCTCCGGCAGCTCGTGCACTCGGCGGCACGCTACGAGGTCGAGCACGACGTGGCGGCGAACGCCGCACTGAGCGACGACGTGGCCGGGTTCCTCCCGCCCGCGCCAGAGAACGCGCCGTCAGACTACTTCCTCACGAGGGCGACGAGCTTCCTCTCGCAACCTGCGCCGCTCGAGTGGGCGGTGAAGAAGTGGATCCCCGCATCCGGCACGACGATGGTCTTCGGCGAATCCGGCGCTGGCAAGACCTTCGTGACGCTCGACATCGCGTGCAGCATCGCCGCCGGGCGCGAATGGATGGGCCAGCGTACGAAGCCCGGCGTCGTCGTCTACCTCGCTGGCGAAGGTAACTACGGCATCCGGCAGCGCGTCGCCGCGTGGTGCCGTCATCACGGCGTCGAGAACCTCGACAACCTGCTCATATCGAACAAGGGCATCGACCTCGACTCGGCCTCCGCTGCGGCGCAGATCATCGCGGCGGTGCGCGAGCTGACCGACGCCGACTCGGTGATCGTCGTCATCGACACCGTGAACAACCACATGTCCGGCGACGAGAACGCGGCGCGCGACGTTCGCAACTTCTTCAACGCGGCCAACGTAGTCGCCTCCGCGCTTCGCTCGGCCGTCGTGCTCAATCACCACGTCGGGCACGGCGAAGGGGCCAAGGGGCGCGCGCGCGGCAGCTCTGCGTTCAAGGCGTCGCTCGACGCTTCCATCATGGTCTCGAAGGCCGACGACGGCGCGATCGAGCTCTCCTGCGTGAAGATGAAGGACGCCGAGCCGCCCGCTCCGATGTTCGGTCGCCTTGAGCCCGTCGCGCTCGGGTGGGTCGACGAAGACGGCGAGGAGATCAAGGGGGCGGTGTTTGTGCGCGACGCCGACGCGCAACCGGCTCAGGGACGCGCGAAGAAGCCGAGCCAAGCCGACAAGGCGCGGCGAACCTACGAGGCTGCGTGGTGGGCTGCTGGCGCGGAATTCCGAGACGGTCTTCCGTACCTCTCGCGCTCCGCTGCCGTCGCCTACCTCGTCGAGAACGGGATGCGCGAAAGCTCCGCGAAGCAGACGGTGAAGCCGAACGGGGGGAAGTTCGTTCAGCAGCTCCTCGAAGGCGGGGCCATCGAGGCGCACGAGCACGGCTGGCGGATGGTCGATGGCGAGCACGCAAATGCGTTGCGCATTGCGTCAAGAAAGTGATGGGTAACGATGGTAACGGAACGTAACTTTCAGGTAATTCGTTACGTTGGCAAGGCACCGAATGGCGTAACGTAACGTAACCCCCTTCTTTAGAAGGGGTTACGCCGTTACGTCGAGATGCGGGCGCTACGGATACCTGCTACGAGTTTTGACGCAGAAGGCAGGCAGCATGAAGAAGACGGAATCAAAGGTAGGGAAAAGTAATCCGGCGGATGAGGTTGAACGCTGGCCCCTCGAGAAGCTCACGCCGTACGCGCGCAACTCCCGCACGCACTCCGACGAGCAGGTGGCGCAGCTCGCGGCGTCGATTCGCGAATGGGGCTGGACGACGCCGGTGCTCGTCGACGAAGACGGCGGCATCATCGCGGGGCACGGTCGCGTGCTCGCAGCGCGCCAGCTCGGCATGGCGGAGGTGCCCGTCGTCGTCGCTCGTGGCTGGTCCGACGCGAAGCGCCGGGCCTACGTCATCGCCGACAACAAGCTCGCGCTGAACGCCGGATGGGACGCAGAGATGCTTTCGCTCGAACTCGGCGAGCTTGGCGAGCTTGGGTTTGATCTCGAGCTGACGGGCTTCTCGGGCGACGAGCTCGACGGCCTCACGCCGGACGAGGAACCGGCTGCGCTCACCGACCCCGACGAGACGCCCGAGGCCCCAGCCGTTCCGCGCAGCGTGCTCGGCGATGTGTGGCTCTGCGGCAAGCATCGCGTCATGTGCGGCGACTCGACCAGCGTCGATGCGGTGGGGGTGCTCATGGCTGGCGAGAAGGCCGACATGGTGTTCACGGACCCGCCGTATGGCGTGGACTACGATGGAATCAACAACGACAGCCGCGATGGCCTCGCTGACCTTTTGCGTCAATGCTTCGCGAACTATGTGATTTCAGCAAAGCCCGGCGCTCCGGTTTACGTTTTTCATTCCGACAGGTGCGCAGACATCTTTCACGACGCGTTCCGTCAGCACTTCCACTTCAGCAGCATGTGCATTTGGGTCAAGCCTGCACTTGTACTGTCTCAAACAGACTATCAAAGCCGCCATGAGCCTTGCATGTATGGTTGGGTAGAGGGTGAAGCGCACAAGTGGAATTCAGATCGCAAGCAGACCTCTGTTTGGGAGTTTGGCAAGGAAAGTGTTCCGGGCCACACCACGCCGAAACCAGTCGATTTGGTCGCTTATGCCGTCGGGAACAGCAGCAAAAGCGGAGACACCGTGCTCGACCTCTTCGGCGGCTCCGGTTCGACGCTCATCGCCTGCGAAAAGACAGGCCGCGTCGCTCGCCTGATGGAACTCGACCCGCGCTACGTGGACGTCATCGTCAAGCGGTGGCAGGATTACACGGGCAAGAAGGCAACACGCGAGGCCGATGGCGTCGCTTTCGATGAGGTGGGCTGATGCCGGCAAGTTCAGATCAAGGAAAGAAGCGCGGTGGAATGCCGGCCTTCAAGCCGACTGACGCCGAGCGAAAGCGCGTCGAGACGCTCAGCGGCTACGGCCTTCCGTACGAGCAGATCGCGATCCTGGTGCGCGAGGGCGGCATCGACGTGAACACGCTGATGAAGTACTTCAAGACGGAACTCGTCGCAGGCAAGGCGAAGGCGAACGCGAAGGTCGGCGGCACGCTCTTCCAGAAGGCAACCGGCGGCGATACGGCTGCGATGATTTGGTGGTCAAAGACGCAGCTCCGTTGGGCCGAGACGCAGAAGCACGAGCTTTCGGGGCCGGACGGCGCACCGATCGCCTTTGACCGCATCGAAAGGGTCATCGTTGACAAGGCCGACAAGTAAGCACCTGAGCAGTCGACGGACGGATGCCCGTTCCTCGCGCCAGGATGCCTCTAAAACGCTCCGCATCGAGACGCCGCGATGGTTCATGCCCCTCCTCGCTCCGGCGCGCTACAAGGGCGCGTGGGGCGGACGAGGCTCGGGCAAGTCGCACGCCTTCGCCGAGATGCTCGTCGAGGCGCATGTGCTCGACCCGAACCGGTCGACGGTCTGCGTGCGTGAGGTTCAGAAGAGCTTGTCGCAGTCGGTCAAGCGCCTCATCGAGGCGAAGATCGAAGCGCTCGGCGTCGGCGCGTACTTCGAGGTTCAGGAAGCCGTCATCAAGTCGCGCAAGGGCGACGGGCGCATCATCTTCCAGGGCATGCAGAACCACACGGCGGACAGCATCAAGTCGCTTGAAGGCTACGACTGCGCCTGGGTCGAGGAGGCGCAGAGCCTCTCGCAACGCTCGCTCGATCTTCTGCGCCCGACGATCCGCAAGCCGGGCTCGGAGCTTTGGTTCACCTGGAACCCGTCTCAGTCGACCGACCCGGTGGACGCGCTCCTTCGCGGCGAGCGCCTGCCGCCCGATGCCGTCGTCGTCGGCGTGAACTACGAGGCGAACCCCTGGTTTCCCGAAGTC